CTGATGCACCACAATTCACATTTCGAGGCACTGCCAACTCTCAAGGATTGGTTGGCGGAGCCGATGTGGCAGAAAGTTCTGGGGGATTCGTCCTCCAACATGCAGCGCCAACGTTGGCTAATGTCCTTGGTGCACCAATTGAGGTGGTGCCACCTGAGCAACCCAAGCCAGAATGCTTCCCTGCGGCACTTGCCAGTGCTTTGTCCGACATGGGAACAGATCCGAGTGGCTGTCATGCCCCGTACGCAGCAGTCCCGCCGCCGGCAGGTGCGTTTCTTTCTGCAGTCCAAGAATGCAAGACTGATCGAGCATTCAGACCGCAGGTTGTCGCTCCGCCTGGACGACGGGTTGCGCACGTGGAGGCAGGCAACCCTCCCCTCCGTTCCCTATCGGCAGGCCCACAAGTGCGGGCTGCGCCTGCAGTTCAAGCGCAAATGCCCTTGGACCGACCGGTGCGTGTCGGAGGCTCTGGAGCGCAAGGCGTACAGGAGTGCAAGTTTGGGCGTGACTGTACGCGTGTCCGGTGCAGGTTCACCCATCCGGGAAGGCCAGCTAATCGTGATGGCACGGGTGGGAACAGACCGGTACCTGTCACTCCGCAGCTTCAGGTATCTAAGCCAAAAGCAGATGGGGGCAAAGGTAAAGTTGCTGGTGGACCTGGACCTCAGCCAGTTGCAGCTGCAGACGAAGTTGTCCCGGCAGGCAAGGTTGGTACAAAAGCAAGGGCCGATGTTACCATTCTCCAGCCGGCGGGAGTCACGGTTTTGCCGTCCAATACCCCAAAGAAATTCTCTCCCTTTGGCAACCCTGGCCGCATGGATCATGGCCACCCTGAGCTTGCGAAATCTCGCTCAGAAGCCTACAACCACATTTGGGATGAGGCTTGTGTGGCAGCGGCTAACTTGCAGAAGCTGGATCGAGATCAGCACGTCGTCATCTACGACATTGGAGGAGCTCGGAAAGGGGCTCGCTGTGCTGAAGTTGTGAAGGATGTCTTGGGCCGAGATCGAGTCGGTGGAGCCAACGAGTATTATCCAGATCTCAACTTGGAGAAATTGGCAATCCATGTGTCGTTCCCAGTGGTGGACGCAAAGGATGCCGAACGAGTGACAAAGTTCACCAAAGAGGGTGGCTATCGTAGGTTTCAGATGGGACCTTTCGTGAAACCACCCCATGGGTTGACGCTTTGCCACCACAAGTTGCGGGACTGTGATTGCTTTGGTCCACGTTCCAAAGTGGTGTTCATTGCAGTGCACACTCTGTATTACCTTGGTGATGCAGATTTTGCAGCTGTGTTTGGACGCTTTGGACAGGTGGACATTTTGGCTGCTACTCACTCACCAACACGAACCCAGATCCCAACAACCTCGCCAGAATTCATGTGGATGACACCAACGCAAGTGCCCGAGTTCTACACTACTGCGCAGATGTGGCAGTTGAGAATTCGAGAGTGGGTTTATGGGGAACCAGCAGTGGCTATGGTGCCACTACAGGGGAAAGGAACGGTGTATAAACATGACGCCTGCGTTTGGCTGGGCTATGGTGGCCGGCACGTGAGCCCAATAACCATTCTGCTGGATGAGGCAACACGAGGACGATGGTTCTCGGTCCTGTATGTCACAACGGTGTTGATGTGTCTTGTGGGGCTTGTGGTGCAAATGCGATCATGGTGGCATGGCCCCACGCCAATCTTTCGGGAGCAGGGGCGATTTGAGCTCCTGGTGCGTGGGTTGAATTTTGCGTTGCTCAATGCCACCCGCTGGTCAGACACATTCTTTGGGGAGACACGGACTGGGTGGATTCAGCCCGTGGGGTCATGGTGGCATGCGGCGGCACTTGTTTTCTTGGTGCCTGTCTTGACGGTGATGCTACGGTATTGTACCATGCGCAGCCGTGCCCCAGGGTGGTTGACTGAACTGTCAGTTGTGGCGAACCCGCTGACGACTCTGGTCGACCGATGGGGAATTCAGCTGACTGACATTCACTCTGTGACTGTCGGCCCACCAATGGAACTACCAGAAACGGTACGAGGCGGTGTGCGCGTTGAACCAGAAGTCATGCTGACGGCTGTGCAG